TACTCAGGATCGAGTACGAGGGCATCACGAGTACGCATAAAGCGGTTAGGAACAATCTGCAATACACCAAAGTCGGACTGATATAAATCAGCACCGGCTAGGATAGTTGCTTGACCATTCGTAGGTACTTGATAGCGTTGTGCAGCCAAACCTGTAAAGCCAGATACTGTCTGCTTGAGAGCAGGGCTAACAACTAATACAGAAGGTGTGCCACCACTTACGAACACTTTGCTGATTACATCCTTGAGGATGGTCTCAGTAAATGTACGAGTTGTACCATCGGTACGAACTGAAACACCGATTGTTGTTGGATCTACACCAGCAGTTGTGCCAGCAGATTTGTTTGTGTTTGTCTTGATGTAAGACAACAACGAACTCATTCTGCGAGCAGTTGTGGCAGATGTACCTGCTGCTTGAGCTTGGTTAGCTGTGATGATTGTCTCAATATCACGCTTGATCTCAGCAGAAGCCTTAGCCAACTGGTAAGCCATCTCAGACTTACGACCAGCAAGGTCAGAAGCCAAGAGAGTACCAGAAACCATAACAGTCTTACCAACGATCTGTGTAAGGTTGCCGAGGCGAGTTGTTGGGCTGATTGTGCCTTCTGTTGCTGTTGCACCTTCAACTAAAGCATTGCCTGTGGTTGCTGCTGCAAGAGCATCAGTCTGCCACTCGTGATTAACGGAAGTCGCTTTGGTTTTACCAATAGACGACATGATTGGGGTGTCGGTAGGGCTGATGTCATAAATAACATCTGTTAAGTCCTCACGCGCACCAATTGCGGTGTAGCGATCATATGCTGCCATGATTAAATTCCTTTATAAAAATCGTTCAAATAAACGAACCGCATCTTTTTTATTGCCAGATTGGCGTAATACGGCTCTCTCTTTTTTAAATGTTTCATTCTCAGAACTCTGCGGATTAGAAGTTCCTGGTCGAATCGTCTTAGGCGCATTGGCTACTTTCTTAGAAGTAACACCTTTGTTTGCCATCAACTTATCGTACTGTGCTGCTTTATAGATCATGAGTACAGCGCGACTATCGTAAACCTGAGACAGTTCTTGGTCTGAGAATCCTTGAGCCTTTGCATAATTGCGAATGTCTCTACGGATTACTTCGGCTTTCACATCATCCTTAAACTCTGGGATAGCCTCTACAAGTTTTGCCTGTTCCGCTTGGATATGCTTTTGCAACTGGGCTTGTTGGTGAGACTGCTGTTCTTGTTGAACTCGCTGTTTCTCCATCTGTACCGCTTGCAACTGCTTATCTCTTTCCATCTTCTCTGCCATGGCAACTGCGTAAGCAATAGGATCTTCTGCCTTGAGTGATGCTAAGTCTTGACCTTGATCTTGTTGCTGTAACAATTGCTCGATGACTTGGAGTCGTTGGGCATAGGTTTCTCTGGTCTTTGCTGCTTCATCAATCTTTACTCGTTCAGCTTCTACAGCCTTTCGTTGTTCCGCTAAAGATTGGGTTTTCTTCTGATAATCGGCAGTCCTACTGTAACCATTCAAAAGCTCATCAAGGCTAACTTCCACTTCTTCACCAGAGACTTTAACTCGGTATTTGGGGAGTTCCTCTACTTCTTCTTCTTGGCTCTCAGTTTCTTCTGCACTTACATCTTGCTCCTCGGACTCGGCAGAATACTCTGCCTCACTAGGTTCTGGTTGGGCTTTCGCCTCCTCCGCTTGTGGTTCAAGAAAAGACATAAATGCATTAGCTGCACCTGATACAGAATTGTCTACACTCCCTTGTGGGTTGGTGTTTTCACTCATTTTCGACCTCTATGGTTGTTAAAAAACTCTTACTCGCTTCTTTTCAATTTCGCCATTGTGTGCGATTGATTGAATAGATGCTTCAAATTCCTCTAGTGCCTTTAGTTTTACTAAGGCTTTTTCTCTGCCTTCTACATCATGCTCGGCAGAACTAAAGATATACGACTTGAATGAGTCTTTCTGAGTCTGTAATAACTCTTGGAAAAACTCATCACCTAATAATGTTTTAGCTCTATCTACTTTGTTCATCCAGGTATCCTGACATCCCCAGTTAATTTAGCACCAACTTGGGCTGCTTTCAACTGTGCCTCTGCTTGGAACTCTGCTGTCTTGAGTTCTAGGTTAGCTGCTGCCTTCTCTCTTTCGAGTTGGATAGAGGCTTGTGCTTTTGCTTTAGCGATTTCAATGTCGTTTAGAGCTTTAGCACGATCTACTTCGATCTGTGCTTGTGTCTGTGCCATTAGCGCATCCATCGCTGGATTAGGCATTGGCTGTTGTGGCTGTGGCTGAGATAGTTGTTGGTCTAGCTCTGGTGGAATCTCTTTAAAGAACTCCATCGAATCTTTGTACCCTGCTGCCTCGATAAACTTACCAAGTGTGTTGCGATACTGACCCACGCTTACTAACGGATTAGCAAAGCCTTGTGTTGACAAGATTTGCTCTTGTTTCTGCATAACCATTGCTGCCATCGCCATCTTTTGATCTTGGCTACCTGTACCTAGACCGACATTGACTGTTACATCGTAGTTGTTCTTCCACTCTCTTGGGTCGATAGAGACATACTTGCCTCGTAAACGAATGACCCTTGGCTTGTCCTGATACTTTAGGATCAAGTGGAAAATACCTGCGAATAAGTCTTTTACACCTGTGTCAGCAAAGATTCTAGCAATCATCTCAAGTTTGCCAGAGCCTGCTTGTTGCATCATTGCAATTGCTGTGGCTGTGGTGTTTTGTAGAATGTTAGCGTCTAATCCCTGACTTGTCTGCGTAACACCTGAACGCTTTTGCAATACCTGATCCATGTAATCTAGCATTGGGAACGACTGTGATGCTGTTGCCGGTACAGATAATGGTTGAACTGCGCCCTGAGACTTAATCCTAACTACACCGCCAGGCGATGAGGTTAGTAGGTCATCTAGGTTTACTTGTCCATCTAGGGCTGTAACCCTTGGCATATTGGTTAGGTACAGGTTATCTAGGATCTGACGAGTAATCGTAGACTTAATAAGCTGTATGTCCATTGCTCTGTCGGCTAGACTCTGACCAAAGAACTTGTGTGGCATAGGAATAGGGCAGATGCTTGCAAAAGGAATGTGATCTGTTTCCTCGTTGTCAATAATCTGATCGCCTGCATAGACTACCTTGCGGAGTTCTGCAATCCCATCACCATCAAAGTCGGTACGAATATAGCACTCGAACAACTCTACTTCTTGCATCGTAAAGTCTAGGCTTTGTGTCTCGTCTGGCATCTCGCCTGCGCTGTACCTAGCTACTCTTTCAGGAGTATAAGTAAGGTCGTTGTACGCTGGCATCTTGTCCACTTCATCTTGTGGATAGCCCATAGCGATTAAATCTGAACGAGTCTTGACTGTGCGATGTGCGACAAATCGTGCGTTCTTGATGCTCTTATCGCGCTTGGCGATTAAGAACTCCTCTGGTGGCACATTCTCTACACAGACCTTACCGACTTCTTTTTTCTTCTTAATGACTACATTATAAGAAAGGATAGGCATACCCATTGGGTCTATACCGACTTCCTCGGTCTCTTGGCTGATTAACTCCATCTCGCCATCAGCAAACAGAAGGGTTAATTCCTCTGCGTTTAATCCTTTGTATTCTTCCTTAGTAGGATCTTCGCTATCCTCCCACCAATACTTTACGATTCCATTCTTCTGTAGAAGTGCATCCTTCATCCAGTTATGTAGGATGATGACACCATCGTTATCGCTAAAGAACACATAGTTCGTAAGTTCGGTAGCTTGCTTGGCGAACTCCTCGTCTCCTGGCATCCTTGGCTCGAACCGACCTAATTCGTCTGATCCAGCAAAGATACGCATTAACTGAGGTAAAGCACCATCTACGACCTCGGCTACCTCGCCTGTTACGATCTTAGAACGACCATCTACCTCGTTGCCATACTCGTAACGATTGTAGTAGTTGATCGCCTTTGTGCGTTGCTCTACTGTTTCGGTCTCTACATAGCCGATAGCATCGTCTATCTCTGCTTCGAGAATGACCTTTAGTTTTTGTTCATCCATTTATACGATCCATGAAGTTTTTACTGTTATCGGTTGCGACCAAGTAGTGTTTTGTTCCATTCCTAATGCAAGATACCTAAACGAGTCTGATCCATGACTTGCCCAGTCGTGCATTGGCTTGTCGAAAAACACATTACGCTTTTCATCGTAATCGCGCCTATAGTTCCTAAGACAGTCTAGCCCTTGCTTTACCTGTGGCATATTGAACCAACATCTCGGTAGGAGTCTACGGACTGCTTGAATACCATCATCTACAGAAAGTCTTGGCAGAACCCGAACATCTAGTCCAGCTTCTCTCAACACTTCCAATCTGCTCTTACCTGTTCCTAACTCTCTTACTTCTACATCGTGTGGTAGGAGTTGCTCTGCTTTCTCCCACTTATTATCTTTTAGCCAGTTGACATACCAATCTAGTCCTTGACCATGATTCTCTACATAATCTAATAGTCTTACCTCTTGTCCTGTTACTTGTGCAGTCCACAAAGCTGTGGAGTCTCCCATTCCGAGATCCCATGCTACATATGTCCTACATAGATCATCTCTTGTAATCTCGCAAAGTCTACCTTTTTCTTCGAGGTCGTTGATGAGTTTGCCATAGTAACTTCCCTCTACTGCTGCGTTAAAACTACACTCGAACTCTTGGTTGTACTTGTCCTCGCCCATCTCTTTCTTGGCAGACCATAATTCATCTAAATCTATTAGCTTTGTTTCGCTTGCCTTAAACTGTAGTGCTGCCCATCCTTCTTCTTTGCTTGCTCTGTCGAACAAGTCCTTGAAGTGGTTGTTCCCCTTTGGTGTGCCGATAAACAAGCACGACCCTTTTCTGTCTGCAAGAGCCGGTCTAATGATCTCGTTCCATATCTTAGGATTTTGATCGCCAATTTCGTCTAGCACTACAGCATCGAAGTATTGCCCGCGCAAAGAATCTGGGTTGTCTGATCCGTATAACTGTATTCTTCTGCCAAAGAAGTCCACCCTAAGTTCAGCAATATTAGCTGTAGCATCTAGTGGTCTTACAAACTCTAAAAGGTAATCCCAAGCTACTCGCTTACTTTGTGAGTATGTTGGACTAATGATTGCGTACCTAGGGTTAGGCTTGTCGTTCTCCATTGCTGCTTTTATCAGCGCATTGAGTGCTGCTACTGTCTTACCCATTCGCCTGTGTGCCACTACCACTACGAAACGATTATTCTCCATCGCCTCATGGATCTGTAACTGAGGTTCTCTTGGCTTGTAAGGGATGACTACTCTTTTTACTTCGTCATCTGCGTACTCTACTTCTCCCAAGCGACCACCATCTTAAAGATGCCACCTTCTGCATTACTTAGTTCGGTAGTGTTAACAGGCTTACCATCTATCCTGTCCATGACTTCCTTGATTGCCCAAGGCTCTCCGGCTTCTGCTGACTTGACTAGCTTCTCGGTAATGTTCCTGAGTTTCTTTCGATCCTCTTGTACTAGGGCTACTCTTAGTGCATCGTAAAAGAGCTTTCCCTTCTTACCATTCTGGTTGCCTGTAGGTGCGCCACCTTTATTAGTTGGCTCAACTTGTAGATTATTGTTTTCTGTAGAGTTTTCCATTCCATTCCCTATGGGTTGATGGTTGATGATGTTGCTATTCTACAACAGATTTGTAATATACAAATGTAGAACTTTATGGTATTCTACAAATGTAAAGGAGGGTTTATGAAACAACTAAAAATTATCCAACAGTCTCAATCTAATCTACAACTAGAGTTTAATAAGGAACTCTTAAAATCTGATGAAGATGAATTTATAGCATTTCTACAAGATTCTATTAAATTGCTTGAATCTCAATTACTATCAATCGAGCAATCCTAGTTTCTTTTGTTGATCTATGTACTTGTAGTAATTTTCTATTACATTTTCATCTACAAGTTCTGAAACACCAGATTTTCTTTTTTCTAGTGCGCCAAGAACCATATTTCTGACATTTCCTCTTTTACCTGCAAATTCATCAGACAAGAGTCCAAATGTTTTTGGCATTAATACTTCTACAGGAACATTTAATCCCATAGAACCAAGATAATCAGCAGTAAAGTCTGTTGAATATGTTGGGTTTGCAGATGGTTTTAAGTGCATTCCACCTTCACCAGTTCTTAATATAGTGTTACCTACATATCCCTTTGGTAAACCAAGTAATGCAGGAT